CAAAAAAGTTGATGTTTTATTATCCCTAAATCTGCAGTGTAATTATCTGATAATCAACTAGGATATTTCCGATTTTTACATATATAACACCGAAAATGCACCGAGTTGCGTATCAAACAAGTTACAGATACTCAAACAGTTGTGTGATTACAATAAAACAAATGCTTGATAAAATAACTCATTTTACGCAAAAACGGTGCAATTAAATCTTAGTTTTCCAACATCTTTTTGGTAAGTCTATCGATAGTCTTCTGCTGACTCTCGATAGTCTTATTCTGTCTCTCAACGATTGTCAACAGGTTGCCCTGGTTGCCTTTCGTGAGTTCCTCTCCCATGATTAGGTAATTAGCGTCTACCCAATCGACGGCGTTAATGATCTTCACGATAATGTCGTAACTAGGGGCATTTCTGCCAGATACGATATTTTTGATCGTGGTCCATGGTACACCAATCTTCTTAGCGAATGTAGCAATGGTGTGACCCTCTTTTTCAATGATGCTGTTCACGCGTTCATTGATAGTTTCTGTTGCTTCTTTTTCTGTACTCATAATATGTAAAATTCAAACAAAATGCTGAAAAATATAAAAATAATCAGTGAAATGTTTGGCTGTATCACCGAAATGTTATATATTTGCAGCGTGTTAATAATTAACATGATGCAAATATACAAAAAATGTCGCACATAATGATGATTTCAAACAAAAATTTTAAAAAATATGGGTTTTAGTGAGTACATGAAGAGTCTTCCATACCCTCGTTGTAAGGTCGTGGAAGCACTTGCGGAGAAATGCAAGGTATCTAATAATTCCGTCTACAGATGGATTCAAGGCAAGTCCAAACCGAACGCTCTATGCAGAGGAATTGTCGCTGATTATCTAGGTATGCAGGAGAGCGAACTTTTCCCGGAGGACTAAGTATGGAATCGGTAGAATTTTACAATACCCCAGAGGGTGATGTTATGTATAAACAGCTTGGTAAACCTGTTCAGGCGCTTACAGCTGACAGCCGTAAGGTTATCGAGGAGATGCTAGACCTGATCAAAACTAGATACCCTCAAGCTTTTAGGGCTCTGTGTAATCAGTATACGGCGAGCGAACTAAATCGCAAGGTATACGAATTCAACATTGTATCTAGGTTCTGCAGATGTAATTTCGGCGAATATGACGCACATACTCCTGATATCGATGCAGACGGTTTCTTTCATTTTGAGGAGGTCAAGTGCCCGTTGCGTGGTGAATGTAGAATGGAGGGCGTTATCTGTAAGCCCAAATTAGACTCTAAGCTTACAGATCGCGAGTTAGAGATAGCGGAGCTCATATCTAAGGGTCTGCGCGCTCAAGAAATCGCAGATCGCCTTTATATATCTATTAAAACCGTACAACGGCATAGGGAAAATATCAAGGCTAAGCTTCAGCTAAGGTCACTAGCACAGGTGGCAGCATATTACCTGGAGCATATAAAAACAGAATAGCTTATGTCTGAGAAATGCGTTATTTGCAAAGAAGGTAGAACTTGCATTAATGGCCGGTTCTGTCTCAAGTTAAAGAGATACATCGAGTATATTAATGATAGACCAACATGTGATTATGAGTAACAGAAAATGGAACAAAAACGAAATTGCATACCTTGTGGAAAATTACGGAAGAATGAGCCTTGAGGATATGGCCCGACAACTCAATCGTTCCGTAATGGCCGTTCGATTATATGCGCTTCGCCATAGGTTGGACGACAAACATCAGGTTGTTAAGGAGAATCGCCTGAAGAAGTTGCTTGAGTATCGCTTTCGTCACCTTGAGGATTTTCATCCTAGTAAGTTCTTCTTTAAGGAGACTGGTATTAATCAGGTAAGATACTGGGATATCTTCTTCGGACGTAAGGCTATAAAACCAGAAGAGTATAAAGCTGTAGCCGAATACTTCAATATTACGATATCAGAAGCATTCGACTCTCTTCAGCTCAATCTGTTCGACTAATAAAAATAAGAAATATGAAAATCAACTCAGACTTCATTAGCGATGTCAAGAGTAAACTTGATATTGTTGATGTAATAGGCGCCTATATTAATCTTCAGAAGGCGGGCATCAACTACAAGGGTATCTGTCCGTTCCATAATGATAGCCATCCTTCGATGATGGTTAATAAGGCTAGACAGACGTACCATTGTTTCGTGTGTGGTGAGCATGGAGACGTTCTGGACTTTCTGCAGAAATACAACCAGATAACTTTTAACGAGGCATTGCGAATAGCTTGCAAGCTCGCTGATGTTGAGTTTCCGGAACAGGAATCTACCCCGGAAGAAAACGCTGCGTATAAATTGCTTGAATCTCGCCGTATAGCCATTGCTGCTGCCGCAAAGTTCTACCAGGGTAATATCTCGCAAGCGGAGAGTTTTCTTAAAAAACGCGGTTACGAGTATACGGATAAGGTGCTTGCGGAATATGGAGTGGGCTATGCTCCGAATGGTAATGTAGCGATGAAGTATCTCGTGGAGAATGGGTACAGCCTGCAGACATTGGAAGATGTTGGAGTCGTAGGCAAGTCTCAAGACGGTAGAAACTATGACTTTTTCAGAGACCGCGTGATGTTCCCGTTTTACGACGTGTCTGGAAGAGTCGTTGCGTTTTCCGGAAGAATTGTCACTCCGAATGATAAAATCGGTAAGTACGTCAATACTGGAGAGACGCCCATTTTCAGAAAAGGTCGACATATTTTCGGACTATTTCAAGCAAAAAGAGCGATAGCGAAAGAGGGTTTTGCTTATCTTGTAGAGGGACAGTTCGATGTTGTCACTCTGCATAAGTATGGGGTCGAGAACGTTATCGGTGGATCGGGAACAGCATTTACCGATGACCAGGTAAAACTCATTATGCGCTTTACCCAGTCTGTTGTAATGATCTACGATGCGGACAGCGCAGGGATTAAGGCTGCCATCAAGAATAGTGAACTATTATTGACGGCAGGAGCGAGCGTCAGGTGCGTTCGCTTGCCGAAGGGATATGATCCAGACAGCTACGGTCAGCTCTGTAAGGATGGCGTAAAACAGAAATTAATCGATGCAACTGAAACATTTCCGAAGGCGATGAAAAGAATGCTGGTTCCTCGCGGATGCAAGGACGAGGCTACAATCGCTTCAGCCATGAATACTATCGCTAACCTAGTGGCATGCGTGCAGGACGCCGGACTGCGTCTTGAATATATGAAGAGCATGACTAAGGATTTCGATACGAAGATGACTATTCTGGAAGATAAAGTTCGGGATATCCGACGTAATGTCGAGAATCTCAAGAAAGAGGATATGCAGCAGGGTATTTTTGGACTTGATGACCTAAAGGATAACCTGAGAAATAACGAGCCTGCTATCGTAACATCTTCCATCGATACGTTCATGGAGTCTTACGGAGATAATCCGATTGTGTACGTAGCAGGCGTTCCGTCGGCTACCGATATTCAGAACCTCCGCCGAATCTGCTGCTATCTAGCCACAACTGAAGAAGGATGCAGCATAGATACGACAACGGGCGACGATAGTAGTTACCTCTCAGCTCTGGCCGAGATGTTCAAGGCAGGAATCTCGCAGATAAGAGTCATGCACGAGGATAAAGTAGAATCCTTCATAGACTTCTATATACGTATACATGGCGATCTACTGTCTGGCTTCCTTGGTGACAAGGTTCCAATCATTACCAGGTGCATAGAGCTGACAAGTTTTGCAGAAGAGACTGTCATCACAGTAAACAAGAATCATTACTGCAGCAAACTTGGTCTGTCTAAGGGACAGTTTGACGAGATTCGGAAACCATTCGTCAGCAAGCGAAAGAACGTCATGAAAGCGAATGCCCTGAAAGATGATCTCTATGATGATGACTTTGACGGTGATGAAGTTCCCAGTTATGTCAAGGAGGGAGAGTACGCACAGATGTTTCGTGAGTGCAAGTATTATCCTCGCCTTAATAAGCAGGGCATACCAGTCTGCTATATGTTCCAGAATAAGAACGGACGTGGATTCTCTCAGGTTGCAGACTTCTATATGGTCCCTCTTCTCCATATCTTCAACGAAGATTTCGAGCAGAACAAGCGAGTGCTGAAGGTGAATCGTCGTTACTTCGACAAGCCGTTATATATCGAGGTACTGTCAAGTTCTCTAAAGAAGATGAGTACCATCGAGGACGTTCTTATCAACTATGAAGGCGTGAATTTTACAGACGGAGAAGAATGGCAGTGGAGGCGTATCAAAGAATATATGAGCCGCCATTTCGTTCAGTGCCGGGAGATACAGGTATATGGCAACCAGCAGTCGGAGGGAATGAGCCGGAAGACAGATGAGCAGTTTTTTGCCTTTGCCAATGGTATCGCCCACGAGGACAAGGACGGGAAATATGTGTTTGAGAAGGTTAACGAGCTGGGTGTTGTCACCCATAATCACATGAACTATTATCTTCCTGCATTTTCAACCATTTACGCCGGATCCGGGCGCCAGTCAGACAAGTACGAGCTGATATCTCAGCTGACATACGATGATATTCCTGCTGACAAGCAGGTCAGTTTTGAAAAATGGGCATCCTTAATGGATAAGGTCTATAAGATTAATGACAACGGCAAATGGGCTATCGTTTTTGCGTTGATGTGCGCATTCCGAAGTAACATACATTGTCTGGACCGACTCTTCACGGCGCCCTTCTTCATGGGCCCAATGTCTTCAGGTAAGACTCAGATCGCGATATCTATCCGTTCTCTGTTTATAAGTCCTACTATTCCGATATTCAACCTCAATACAGGCACTGATGCGGCCATGAGCACCATCATGGGTACATTCAGGGATGTTCCGGTCGTGCTCGATGAGTACAATAATAAAGATATCTCGGACACCAAGTTTCAAGCTCTGAAGGGTATAGTATACGACGGCGACGGTAAGCAGAAGCGTCGCGGAACCTCCGGAAGAGATATCGAAAACGATAAGGTATTTGCGCCTGTGGTTATCTGTGGCCAGGAGACCCCTCAGCGCGATGATAATGCTCTTATGAGCCGAGTCATCATCTGCGAGGTTCCGAAGCCTAAGAACAGAACACCGGAAGAGACGAAGCTGTTTGAGGAGTTGAAGAATATAGAGAAGAATGTAGGTCTATCCAACGTGTTGCTGAAGGTGTTGTCGCTTCGCCCTGCCGTGATGGATCACTTCAGAGCGCTCAAGCAGGAAGCTTACAGCGAACTGAAGAATGACGTAATCAATTCCGGTGAGATGGACCGACTGATGAAGACAGCTTCCTTGTTCCTGGGAATGGTTAAACTGGTGGAGCGATATTCGGATCTGAAACTTCCGTTTACATACGAGGAGTTCTTTGTCCTGGTACAGGAGAAGATTAAGTTCCAGTTATCTCTGATCCGAAGCACAGACAAGCTCGCTATGTTCTTCAATGCCGTCAACAACATGATCGATACAAAACAGGTACTTGTTGGTCGAGAGATGCTCATCGAGCAGCCTAAGAGTGTTACCGGTAAAGATTCGCACGGAGACAAGAAAACGTTCGCTTTCGAGCCTGGTACGCATGTTCTGTTCCTTCGTCTCAGCAGCGTTTACTCCATCTATGACAGAAGTGGGTACAACAGTGAGAATACAACATTATCTACCCTTGAGCAGAATCTTCGCTCACATCCATCATATGTTGGAACCGTACCATCTCGACGCTTCGCCTGGGAGGAGACCGTTGAGGTAGCAAAGCCGGACGACCAGGAAACAATGGTAAGAGTGCGTAAGGAGCGCTCTACATCTACAAGTGCAATTATCATCGACTATGACAAGTTCATGGAGATGTATAATATCGACTTCAGACGAGGAGAAATCCTCGCCGAGAGCGTCGCTCAGAGTACTCCAGGAGTAAATGAGGAGGCTAATACTGATATCAATACCCAGCAATACAAGCCTGGCAGCATACCATTTGACGAGACTGACGCAGGTAAGAATGGGGATAAACCGTTCTGATAGGAGCCAGAAAACTACCTTATATAAGGTATAGACTACCCCAATTTAACGATACAAAGATACAAAAAATATTCGAGAAAACCAAAAGTTTTCCGCATAAATTTGAGTTGAATTTTGCATATTTTTACCCATGTAAACCCGGGAGGGCGAGCGTGGGTATTTCTTTACATTTATGTGTGTTCCAGATGCGAAAAATCCCCCGTACCCCCTAAAATTTCAAAAATAACCGAGAAAACGAAGTTTTGAAAATGATTTTCAGAAAAATGCCTTCCTACAATCCTACAATCCTACAAATGTATTTCTTTTCAAACTATTATTATTATCTATTTATCTTATTATCAGTATGTTATGTGTATTTTTGCGTTTTTGTGGTTTTGTAGGAAATGCTGTAGGATTGTAGGACGTTGTAGGAAATAGGAAATTTTTACATTTTGGCGCTTTTGGAGATTTCGTCCTACAGAATACCCCATTTTGTAGGATTGTTGGACGTGTAAGAAACGAAAAAATGAGTGTGTAGGACAAAAATATGTTTGATAAAATTTGTGTAACTCGCTGAAATGTAGTATCTTTGCATTCGTAAGCCTATAATTTGTAGGATTGTAGGACGGTAGGAAGCAAAAATAAGCAAAAACGATATGGAAAGAAAAAAACGTCTCTCGAAACGAACAGCGTCTGTTAGAATTGAGCCCTATCTGGCTGAGTACATTCAGAAAAAGCTAGAAATTGAGCCAGAAACAGGCGGAGTAAAAATACCATACACCACAGATCTGTATCATGTGGTGTGGAATTGTATGGCCAAGCCCGACTCTCATCATGATGTCATGGAAGACTGTAATCTCAAGATATATCTGCCTTCACGGCGCTCAAAGATGGATGGACATCCTGGTAAGGATCCGGCTTACTTCAATTATCTATCCAGTAATGCGGCGAAAAAAATAGAAGAGCATATTCGACTTCTCTTCAATTTCGAGTTTCACCGACTCATGATTGAGAATGAAGAGCTGGGCAGGCCGTTACGGAACCAGGATGTGGTAGACAATTTCATCAGGAGATACTCTCTGAGGTCTATATCGCCCGATTCGCTCCTGAAGAACTTTTATCGCTACCGCCAACGGCTTTTTCCGAAAACACCTCGAAAATACCAAAAAAAACGGGGCATTTAATTATTTTTAACACATACTGAGTGCAAATTTCTGTCACTCAAAAATTAGCAATAATCACTCTAAAATTTAACATTATGAAAGAGTTTTCCTGTCTTTTAATGATTTCCTATCTCGGAGGGATGGAAAGAAGCATCGTCCTCAGCACCGATCCGTTCACATTCGAGCCTTCGATAACAGAAGAAAATGGAGGTGTGTACTGGGATTGTAGTAAGACATTTATTGTCGATATAGCGGACGAGAGCATTTTTAACGAACTAAAGGTTCCTCGCAGCGCTATCGTTACGCTCGCAAGTGTTGGACTTCCTGACGCACGTACGTATGCAATAGGCACAAAAACAATACCGGCGAAGGTTCAGCTCGTCAGACATCTGAATAAGGCGAAGCTTATTGTTAAGTGCAAAATGCTTGCGAATCCATTGTTTTAAGGTCTTTTATATACCTATTATATATATATACCTTTGCGGAAAACTTAATCAAGATGGATGAAATACAGACCCTTCTGCTTTCCACTCTACCTCTATGGATTACTGAGGCTGCCTACCGTCAACTGATGGTGGCTGCCTTCCCGTTGAATGGCAGGGTGGTAAGCTTCGAACAGAAAAAAGCCGAACAGGCGATGAGTGTTCCTGAGATTCGGGAGTATCTCAAGACTCATACGTATTATCAGTACGAGACGCATGAAGCGCTGTTAGCGATATCTTCAAAGGTCTCGCAGAGAGATGAAACGAAAAGTGTACAGCTCACGAATGAATATGATTCGCCATCTCTGGATGATGGTACAATCGCATATCATCGTGTATTCGGAGTCGTGACAGCAAACAGCTACTGGTATTTCTCTTCCAAACAGCTGGAGCAGGATATTATTGCTGCTGAGAATAACCCGCAGATATCCGCTCATCTCCTTCACATCAACTCTCCAGGAGGAGAGGCGTGGTATATGGATCGCTTGAGCGAGACTCTTCGTAATGCCAAGAAACCGATACTTGCTATCTACGAAGAATACTGCGCATCGGCAGCCTATTACATCGGCTGTCATGGCCAGAAACTTTACGCCACAACGAATCATGACTTCGTCGGATGTATCGGAACCATGTGCTCATTCTGGAACTTTGAGCCATACTTCGAGAAGTTGGGGCTGAAGAAAATTGTAGCGAAGGCTACCAATTCTAGCCGGAAGAATAAGATTTTCGAGGATCTGAAGGATGGTAAGTCTGAAGACTATATTAAGAATGTTCTTGATCCGATGAATGAACAGTTCCTGGCAGAAGTGAAATCTCAGCGTTCCAAACTGGCAGAACTGGATGATGATGCTCCGGTACTTCAGGGCGAGAGCCTGTATACCGCTCCAGCCGAAGAAGTCGGTCTCATCGATGGTAAGCGCACCTTACTGGAGGCGATTGCAGAGGTGGCGCAACTGGGAGAGGCCTATATGGGTGCGCAAAGCCTTTACGGATTTAGCTAATATATTATTTTTTGTTTGATCTAAGTTGTTTTAATATTTAAATGATTGATTTATGAATTTCAAAGCAAAGTTAAACAAAGTTCTCGAGAGTCTTGGTTTTACTAAGAAGTTCGAGAATAAGAGCCTTACCGCAGATGAGTACAAGGCTCTTTGCGAGGCGTATCAGAAAGAGTACCAGAGTACTCTCATGGATGACCTCGCTGCGGAGAATAGTGCAGCCGAGCAGGCTGAGCATCAGAAGCAGATCAATGAGCTCTATGCCATTGTCTCAAAGGCCAACAAGTCAAAGGATGATGATCCTGACGACAATAAAGGTGGCGAAGGCGATGACGATGATGATGCAGGAAAGAAGAACGAGAACTGCCAAAATGTATCGTTCGAGAAACTCTCTACAGCTGTCAACACTCTCACTGAGAATATGAAGAAGATGGCTAATAGTACAGCAGATGACAAACCTGCTGCTCATGTTACTGCTCCTTCTATTCCTATTAACGGTTTCGAAACTAACGCTAACTACCTCTTCGGTATCGAGCATTCTATGTTTGATATGAAAAAGCGCTGGAACCGCATTGTCGCTAATCCTGAGATAGCCTTAGCATCTACGCCAAACGAGGAGACAGACGGCAAGGCGTTCCGCTCTGAGGCGATGGCGTTCGCGAGATCACTCCAGGAACGCTACAAGTATCACCAGGTACGAAATGAGCTCGGTAACGTCAAAGCTCTCGCTTCCGGCCAGTTTGCTACCAATTACTCAGGCGTGGATAATGCAGGACTGGGTGACCAGTTCGTCATCCTTCGCCAGGATGCGCTTATTGCCCGAATCCTTGAGCTTCGTAATCTTACAGAGTTCTTCCCTGTTCGTTATGGTGTCCAGGATCGCGACATTCTCTTCAACGCATTCTTCGACGAGGTATCTCAGGGCTACCAGGAAGGTGAGATCTACAAGGGTGGCATGCAGCTCGAAAACGAGATGGGCTATGTTGATGACGCTATGATTAAGGTTAAGTTCGGCCCAATGAAGGAACTTGAGCGCAAGTATATCGCTTATCTCAACAAGGAAGGCTCTGATCCTATCAAGTGGTCTATGGTTGAATTCTGTCTCCTCAACCTTCTGAAGAAGGCTCAGGACGAGCAGAACCAGCGTCGTATGCGTGGTATTTATGTAAAGCCAGAGACAGGTCAGGCATCAAGCTACCTCAATGCTGGTACAGGTATCTGGTACACATTGCTTCGTTACATCCATGACTACAGCATTAAGCCATTTGCCAATAAGAGCTACAATACTTATACTTCAGCTAATATGCTGGATGCGGTTAAGGAGTTCATTACCGACGTTAAGACTCACCTCTCTGAGGGCATGACCATCGATAACCATGTTCTCTATCTCAACGAGAACCATATTGACTGGTGGCTTGCTAACTGCCGCGAGACTTATGGCAAGGATCAGGACTTCACCGGTCCTAACGGCTACAAGAACCGTGTCCCAGACTCTACTATCCAGATTAAGTGGCTCCCATACGAGGGTAAGTCTTGCTGGATGTTTATGGACGTTCCTGGCAATATTCAATTCGTAGAGAACCTCCCTGGTGAGATGTTCGCCGTAAAGATGGAGGAGCAGATGGAGATGGTTCGTGCCTGGAGTACATGGAAAGAAGGTTGTGGCGCAGCCTTTACCGGTCGCAAGTTCGACAATAAGGCTGCCATGGATGCCAACGATTACGAATTCCAGCAGATCTTTACCAACCTCCCTGCAACTGTCATCGGCGCAGAGATCAACGGTGCAAACGGCTTCTGGCAGATTACAGATGCTGCTACTACAGCAACCGCTATCGAGGATATCACGAATGCGAAGGCTGGCGTAGCTTACTGCATCGAGATTGGTGAGGATGATGCCAAACATCAGCTTACCATCGCCAAGAGTGGCAAGTTTGCAAACATTACCGCAGAATGGACTCCTAGCCAGGCTGGCGACTACATCATGGTTATTCTCGGTAAGGACGAGAAGTTCCGTGAGCTCGAACGTCGCGTAGGTGGCAAGCGAACCATTAACAAGGCTGTTCAGCCTAATGTTCCTGGTGGCCGTTAGTCCTTATTATATATATATATATTGTTAACTCGTAGGTGAGGTACGGCGTACCTCGCCTACCTTTTCAAAGAAAAAATATGAAGAAAAACAATATTCCAGTACGTTCTCGTACTTATAACCCTAACAAGGGTTATCATTATGCCCAGCATAAGGGCCGTCTTCTCTTCATGACGCTCATTATGCTGCTCGGCATCGTTTCACTTCTGCAGACGTTAGCTGATCCTACATCTACCTTCGGTATAGGTGGCACAGGAGTCTCTATGGCTTCGTTCGTTGCGCTGACGTCTATCGATGATGTAACAGACCGAGATACCCATGGTTCTGCGATCGCTTACCAGGTAGTATTGGTCCCTACAACTTTAATTGACTTGTCGAAGGCCTTCCCTCAGCCGGATAAAGACCGCATGGTCAAGGCAATGCCGTTTAAGACGGCTGCTGCCGACACTTTAAAGGCATTTCTCTTCGATGCTCATGATATTCCTACGTTCACGGCTACGACAGAGAAGGGAGATATTACGACATCTGGCGAGAATAACCTGGTAATCATTATGGGTGGTACTCGCGTGGATCTCTATAACTTCATCGAGCAGTATGCTGGTGGTAAGTTTATCATTCTCTACAAGCATGTAAAGGAAACCCAATGGTATATCGTCGGCGAACCTGAGCGCCCTATGATTCTCAATAATACAGAGACTAAGGATGATAAGGATGGCCGATACACCACCTTTACATTCAAGCGCACATCTGTAGACCTTCCTTGTCTGTATGCTGAGGATCCTCTTGGCGTGACAGCTGTCGAGGCTGCCGCTCATTCAGATACACCTGCTGGCGCAAAACCGGCTAATACTTCAGGTTCTTCAGCCGGTAAGTAAGACTGCAGCTTCTTAATGTTTTCATTTTATTTAATTATTGATTAATTTTAAAGGTGTGTCGCCACAAGAGGTGGCGCACCTTTTATAATATATAAGGTATGATTAGTAGAAGAGAAAAATTACAATTATTCAATAAGCTCAGAGGAGCCGGGCACGCTGAAGCCGACCTTGCTCTCCTGGAGGATGTAAACCCTCGCCATCCTAAACTTACTCGTTTCGCCCGTGATCCGAAACGGTATGCAGACGAAATACTCTACGCCCTTTTGGATGAGTGCGATGAAGCGGATATCGTAGATCATCGAATCTATTTCGAGAAGTTGAATGAAAATATTGACGATACAATAGCCAATGATGAGCAGGGACCGGAAGGCGGTTCAAGTAATACTTCAACAGAAGGAAATCAGATACCTGATGATGGTTCAAGTAACACTTCAACCGAAGGAGAACAGGGACCGGAAGGCGGTTCAAGTGATACTTCAGCTGAAGAAGAACAGATACCTGCAGATGGCTTAAGTAATACTTCAACCGAAGAAGAGACTCCTGAAGGTGAAAATCAACAGGAATCAGAACAGCCTGATACTGCCGACCCTGGCGAGGACTCAAAAAAAAAGTAGTTCAAAAAGAAGAGGAATATCCTAACATCGACTGGGATAACCTCTATAATGAGGACGTGCAGATGGCGACCGTCATTTATAACGACCGCATCAATACATGGCGCAAGATGAAGAAACTCGACGAACTCCTTGATAAGAAACCGAAGGCGAATGATGTGGCTGCCATGGCGGAACTCCGCATCCGTAACCTTCAGGCATTCGACGAACTGAAGGCGTACAACGATACGGGCAAGTTCCTATATAAACATCCTCTGCTGAAGGGCAAGTCTGAATTCGATGCACTCGTGAAGCTCTTCAAGAAGGACCCTGCCGAGTTTCTTCACAAGCACAAGAACGTTCTCGACAATATCAAGCGCTATAAGAGCTACGTAAAAAGAGATGACCGCAAGGACAAACGTGCCAGCGACCGTGAGAACCTCCAGCGACATCAGGAACGTGAACGTATGTTCAAGATGGTAATGGAGCAGTATAGTGACAAATCAGATAAATCAGATAGATAAGATGGATAAGACGGAATTACGGAAGATTGCAGAAACCTGCGTCTCGATGGTGAAGAACGGAGGTGTACTAGAGCAGGCTCAACTCGAGGCAGACGAGAAGATAGCCGAGTTGGCAGCAAACGGCGACCTCGATTCCATCAAGCTTCTGAATGAGCGCATGCAGGACCGGGAGGAACTTAAACTGAGAAAGGAGTTGTTCGGCGTATGAAAAGTGAGATAGAAAAACTGGAAAGTGTACATCCGGATCTTATCACCACCTTCCTGACCACGGGCGATGGTGAAGGCATTCCGGAGGATGTGCAGACCTTTCTTAAGCAACTTCAATGGGCCGCCGAAATCTACGAGTATGAACGTAATATTACCCGTGGCGCCCGTCAGCTCAAGCAGCGCATTGCCGCGCAGCAGAAGATCACCCTCGATGTTCGTACCTGTATGACCCGCATAAACCAGGCGATATCTTACTTCAATGTGGATTGTAACGTAAGTATCAAGGTCTGGGAAAATGATTTTGCTAACAAGTATGAAGACCTTGCCAAGCTCTGTTGTGCCAAGCGCGACTATAAAATGCAAAAAGCCTGTATGGACCAAGCCCTGGAATGCCGCAGACGTGCGTCTGAGCAGGCAGAGGCAGATAGAGATCTCGGAGTTGTGTTCCTCATTACCCCAGAGGTTACCCCGGAAGAATTAGGTTTTCAGAAAAAGAACCTCAAGGAAATTGCCGGCAAGTACAACCGCGGTTTTTATATATCTCTCATCGATGGTTTGCCTATCGAGAGTTCAGAAAAGAAACGATTGCTTCGTGATGCTGATATTCAGGAAGCGGAAATAGTGGAGGATTTGAGCGATGAGCCAACTGATTTTGAATGATAATACTCTCGGTGAATTCGAGCATTACTACATGAACAACATGCAGCTGCTTGCCAACATCATCGACCCCAACATGCTTTTTGCCGAGGTTGCCCGTGCCGGAGGCAAGACCGAAGGTGTGACGGGTCCTCGCCTGATACGAGTTGCCAACGATATGCCGGGAGAGTTATCTTTCCTGGTACACAAGACATATGTGGCGCTGATGACCAATGTCTGGCCTAACATCCAGGCATACTTCTCGCGTCAGGTAGTAGTGAACGGGCAGCAGAGATCCATGCTGGAATATGGTATTGATTACGTAGTAGGAGAGAGTACGCTGCCTTCCCACTTCCGGAAACCCCGATACCCGATAGCATATGCTAAGCATAGCGTGATATTCCGAAATGGCGCCCACCTTCAGCTCGTATCAAGCGACCAGCCGGAATCCGTTGCCGGTAGAAATGCCGTGCACGCTTTCGTTGAAGAAATGAAGCATAATAGTGGAGAAAAACTCAAAACCCGTCTGTTCCCGTCTTTACGTGGAGGTCCAGCCAATGTGCGCTGTTCTGCTTATTATGAGGGTGTTACGGGTGTGAGTGATACGGCTCGCGTCGACCTCGGCGAAGATGACTGGTTTGAGGATTATGAAAAGAAGGTGAACCCGAAACTTATCGAGGAGATTGCAACCGTCGCCCTGGAAGTTAACAGAAGTCTCTACCGCCTGTTCGTGCTCAAGCAACAGGAGCGGGACTCAAAAGACCCTGTTCTCCTGGAGAAGATGCGCCTTGAGTCTGTTAAGCTCAATGCCTTCGTGGCGAGATGGAAACCTCGTCTGGCAGATATGAGGCGTAATGCCATCTACTATATCCGTGCATCCTCCTTCTGCAACAAGGATATCCTGGGACCGAAGTTCTTCAAGACACAGCTCGATACCCTTGATATCGACGAGTTCCTCACGGCCATCTGTGCCATCCGCCACAAGGAGGTAACCAATAAGTTCTTCATCAACTACGACCACGCAAAGCATCAGTTCAAGGATAGCTATAAGTATGAGTCCATTCTTCGCCTGAATCTGAAGGATAGGTTCATCCTCACGGCAGAGTATCTTCTTCATTACGACCCTCAGGAACCGCTCTACATGGGATATGACCCTGGCAACTTCCAGTCGCTCATCGTTGCCCAGAAGAAAGATTACGGCAGACGTCTCGACATCATCAAGGAGTTCTTTGCCTTCTTGCCCAAGGATTACAACGACCTCGTGGCAGAGGTGCACCAGTTTTTCGGATCTGCGGCCGTAAATAAGACCATCTATCTCTATCCTGACCGTGCCGGCAACAAGCGCAGGGAGGAACGGGAACAGATAACTACCGACTCACTCAATCTGAAGGCTGCCCTGGAGTCGTACGGCTTCATGGTGATACTTTATAACGAAGATGCGCCAACGATATACCATTGGCAGCAGTTCAAGCTCTGTCAGATGCTCTTTGGTGAACGCAGTCCGCTTCTGCCTGTCATCCGTATCGATGAGAATGAGTGCAAGAACCTCTGCTCTGCAATCATGATATCCCCTCTGAAGAAAACGGACGGAAAGATAGAACTTGATAAGAGTTCGGAGAAGAAACAGCAACTGAAGAACCAGGCAGGACTCACCACGCAGCTGCCTTCTGCGATGATTTACCTACTTTACGGCCTTTATTCTGATGCCGTGAAGGCGGAATTAAGTACATATCCTACTGATTTACCGGACAATTTCGAGATATAAACGTAGAATAATGCTGCATTTCTGCAGTAATAATTTTCACGGGCATATCAATAATTTACGGAAAATGAAAGGGTATAAATGCTAAAATGCTGATAATCAGCCCAAGAGGACCGGCTGGGAGAAAAACTCCCAAAAACACCTCACCCAAACGTGCACGCACCGCTGGGAAGGAAAAGAGAGGTGCAGGCCTTACGTTTCTCGGAAATATGACGGGGAACAGGTGCAGCCGGTCTTTTGCAGGGCAATAATTTTTCACTATCTTCGCATCATTATGAGCAAGACAAGTAAGAACATCATCATGGATGGCATCACGGCACTCCAGTGGGCCAGAGAGATCAGTAAGCTGCCCGATGGGGAGTTCACCCTGGTTTTCTTTCCTTACTCAAGGTCGAGAGGCGAGGCGAGCGCAAAGCTTCAGGTACGCCGGCATTGTAAGTATCGAACTCAGTTGCCGAAGGAGCGGTTCGCCATCGATGGAGAGAACTACCTTCTCTATACAGACGAAGATGGAGATCCAAAGATGTGCTATCGCATCCTCATCAGGTACATGGGCTTTCCTCAAGATGGATACAAACTTCACAAAATAAATTGGTTATAATTGGTTATGAAAGAATACGAAATTGATATGTATGGCAACGCCGGCATCTACCTTGCCGATGGCAATACCTTCACCTTCCAGCTAGGTGAAGGCGACTCCATCTTTGGTGCAGACCAGCTCTTCCAGTCGCCACTCCTGGAGTCTCCATTCGGTGGTACGCTCTGGATGCAGCAGCATCACTATCTGGGCATACAGGGATATCAGGTGTTGATGCGTGGCTACAACAACCAGCAATGCGACGAAGTGACCAAGGAGATCAAGGAGAACCGACTGCTCCCTCGTCTCTATTCCAAGGAGATCAAGATGCTCTATGGCCACGGACTCGTAGTATACAAGCAGGCTATTGAGAACGGCAAGCTGGTACGCAAGTACGAGGAACACCCCGAGGTGATGGAATGGCTCGACTCCTGGAGTTCCCGCGGCATTCCTTCAGTAGAAGAGTTCTGTAAGACCTGTATCAAGAACTTCTATTACTTTGGCGACTTCTTCGTGAAGTGGCGTTTTACCCGAGGCAAGGTGATAGGTATGGGTAAGCCGGTTGCTGCCCTCGAAGCCATGGAAAACCGTTACTGCAGATTGGCAACTACCCGCCAGGATGTTGCTTCAGAATTGATTTCGTACGGCGACTTCAAACAGGTTGTAGTAGGGCGATTCGCCTATGGCTTATCGAGTTACTCGGTTTATCCAAAGTTCAGCTTTAACGAAGTTGACAACTATAAATATGCTGCGATCTCTCATCACAGAGAAAAGTCAGTAGACGAATTCTATGGAGCCAACGAGACGCATCAGGGAGCTCGCCCGTACATCCAAGGTAGCAACAAGACAGCCCGATACATTAACAGTTTTCTGAAAAACTCGCTTGCTGCGAAGGTGCATGTCATTATTCCTAATGCCTGGATCCAGAGCAAGCGCACCCAGATGACCAAGCTCTGCGAGGAGAATAAGCGACGCAAGGCGAATGGCATGGAACTGCTGAAGTATAACGGTATCGATATCGGTACAGACTTCAAGGAGTCGTGCATGGTCCGGTATGTTCGTGACGAGGTACGCAAGTTTAGCACTTATTTGTCAGGTGCAGACAACCAGGGCAAAGGTTTCTCTTCCATCTCCTTCATGGATGCCCAGGGCCACGAGCAGTCGTGGAAGGTGGAGACTATCGATCTCAAGTATAAGGAATATATCGAGGCGCTCATCTCCTACGACAAGCGCACCGAGCAAGCCCTCCTTTCTTCGGTAGGTCTCGATGCAGCCATATCTGCAGTAGATAAGGATGGCGTCATCTCGAAGAGTGGAAGTGATACCTATTATAATTATCTCATCTACATCATGTCGCTCACCTCAGAGGACGAAGTCTGCGCAGAACCGCTCAACTGGGCGTTGCGCATGAACTTCCCGGAACTCTACAAGCAGGGCTGCAGACTCGGGTTCTACCGCGAGGTCCCACAACGGCAGGAAGATATAACACCATCCAACCGACTTAACCAGCAACAGGCATGAATAAGAAATTTCAACTCAATCAACTCTTCGCCAGTTATGCGCAGTTCTGCAACTGCGCACCTGGTGCAGATACAAGCGCCGACTTCGACAGCCTTCAGGGCTCTGCCGTAGCTGCGCGCAAACGTATTGTTGCCATCATCGGCAACAATACGTTTTCCGATATTGTGAGCATCGAGGAAGAAGAGAGTGGCATCAAGGATTTTCTCCGCGCTGCCATGGCAAACCTTACGCTAGCTACTCAGATTATCTTCGATGCCGTGAACCGAAGGAAGAACGATATCAATCTCTACAAGTACGAGATGGAAGGCATGAAGCGTTCCTATATGGAGAACTACTTTAATGCGATGGATTCGTTGATTTCTGAACTTACTGAAGAGATAAGTGACGATGATCCTGCCGATATCCGTCTTGCCATGGAAGACTGGCGCAAGACCAATTACTACAAGATGCTCAGTAAGCTGAAGGTAGTTACTGCCGATGAATTCGATGAAATTTATACTATCGACCTCTCGTATCTCTTCTTTTTCCGTTGTGTTCCTCTCCAGAAAGAGGTGCTCGATGAAAGCATAGGCGCCTATTTCGACCGGCTCGAACAGGGAGGAGAAGACCAGACGTTTGCTGAGTTTGCCCAGAAGGCGCTGCCTATGCTCAAGCGTGCCCTGGTAAAGAAGACCGTGGCGAAGGCTCTCAGACGCTTTGATATCCTGGAGTTCCCTGCCACCATCCGTAACCTCTTCGATGACAATACCGCCACCCGCTCAGGCAGCGACGAGGCAAGCCGCGCGCTGCAGCTCGCCACACAGCTAGACGGGGAGGTGGAAGATCTGCTGCACAATGTGGATATGCTCCTCGATGCTCAGGAAGGAAACGATTTTCTTTCCTTCTCTGCCGAGAACCGTCCGGACGACAATATGTGTTTAATGCCATAAGCTTATGAAAAAGACGATAACAGTAAGAGCAAACGGAATAGAGCATGAAATCCCGAATTCATGGGAACTACTCACTTCTGACCAATATCTGAAGCTGGTGGAACTGCTTTCTCTCATGGAAAGTGGGCAGTTTTCCCCAGGCGCCGTGAAATGTCTGTTCCTCTGCTACATGAAGGGATGGAACCTGAACAAGATTAAGCGCGATGAGCGAACTCTGGAGAACTTCATGTCTATAGCCAGTCAGCTCTCGTTCATCTTTCAGGAGAAAGATGATAAGTTCGTGCTCGATCTCTGTTTCTGCCGGCAGCAGTTGCCGATTATCTTTATTGATAAGAAAGCCTATTATGGCTACGAGGTCAATACAGATTTCAAGTCGCTCACCTGTTCGCTCACGGCTCTTCAGTATATCGAGGCGCGCCAGCTGCTCGATATGGGCGAGGAAAGTCTTCCTCTGCTGGCTGCGATACTCTACTTCGACAAGGGAGTATATTCCTCGGAAGAGGCGCAGAAACTCGCTCTGAAGTTCAAGAAACTGCCTGTCAACACACTCCGGGCGATAGCTTTGAACTTTACTGCAGTAAATAATTTCCTCTTCTCGAAGACTGAATTCTCCCTGCTCACCAAGTTTGTACCTAAGGAGGGCAGCAGTATTACTACCGATGCAACCGATGCGCTCTACGATCTCTCCAAGGATGGATTGGGTAATGCCAGCCAGGTAGAACAGCTGAACGTGCTTACCTATCTCCGCATTCTCAGAAAGAAGACCATCGAGGGAGTGAAGAGCCTGAAGGCTACCGGTATGGAGTTGGCCAAGATAGCAGACGAGGTAGGGTTACCTCTGGAGATAGTTAAAAAGATTATATAACTAAGGCAGGGAAGCAACCTCTCTGCGACAAAAATATAAAAGCCTATGTTATTGGATTTATTCGAATATTTCGCCAAGTTTCCTGCTTCTGCAGGGGTTACGAAGGGTATTGCCAACAAGGGCGAGAGCAGTATGGAAGAATATGCTACCGTGCTCAAGGCGATCAAGAACCTGCCCGAGAAAGAACTGGTTCCGGAGATAGAAAACTACGTTTACGGCCAGTCGTTCGATGAACTGAAGCAACGCATCGATAAGCTTACCGGTTCCTTCCTGTTCGTAGATTACGGAGAAGTGGATATGCAGAGCGATGGGCGCCGGAGCTTCCAATGCACCCAGCGTATAGCCGTAACTGTAGCGATGAAGTTATCTGCTCATGCCGATATGCTCGAACGGGTCATAGCCAACGACCGCACCCTTCAGATGCTTTCGAAGGTCCATGCCCGTATCTTGGCAGATGTGGAGACAGAAGGTCTCTACTGGATGGACCGGGAGAGTATTACTACCTGCGAGATCATTCCGTTCGTATCTGCAGAACTCCAGAGCTACGGCTGGACCCTCATGCTATCTGCCACAGGTGCAGATATCCTCGATGTTCACCGGATGTCGCGAGATATGGCACGCTAGCGTCCTTTGCGGTTCCGGGATATTTGCGTAATTTTGCAATGTCTAAAAAACATAAGGCCGAAATGTTATGAAACAATATAAACGAAATATACCGATGATAGCAATCACCTCGCTCCCTCTGACCGCTGTGTCGGAAGGGTTCCAGTATGTGTATCAGGATTGGGAATTCGCCAAGTGGATAGCGATAGCCGTCTCTATCGATACCTTCCTGGGTGTGTGGAAACATCTTATCCATAAGGATGCGTCTAGCGAATCCTTCTTCTCCAGGTTCTCACGGAAGATTGTAATCTACATCTTCCTGATGATCCTGAGTAATTTTGCAAGTCATGCCACCGTAGAGGGCTCTACTGTTGGCGCGATGCAATGGATAGGAACCTATATCTGCGTGTTCATGATGGTGCGCGAGATATTCTCCATTATAGAAAACATACAGGCTATATACCCGATATTTCCGAGGAACTTTGTGAAGCACATGAAGGACTTCAACGACAAGGGAGACTATATCGGCGGCGGGCCTATCAACTTTTCGGAAAAAGATGCGCCCGATGATGCATCATAGGTATACATTATTATAATATATATAAAGGTATGGCAAGTAAAGTTCAATTAGCCTTCGCCCGTCAGGTGTATGCTGCGGCCGTGGAGGCAAAAACGGAAATAGCCCCCGCCTTCGTTACTGCCCAGGCGATGCTTGAGACAGGATGGGGTGCAAGGGTTATCGGTAAGGCTAACCTCTTCGGTATTACCAAGGGCAGCCAATGGGACGGAGATATCGTCATGGTTAAGACTCACGAATACTTCAAGACTCCTAACCAGAAGTTCAAGGCGCCAGACAGCATCGTCTCCGTGTGCAAGGTAACAGGCAAAAATCTCTGGTATTATACCGTGATGCGTGCCTTCAAGGATTTCGACTCTGTAGGCGACTGTCTGAAGGAACATGAACGTCTCTTCCAGAAGTCGGGCTATAAGGATGCCTGGCCATACCGTAAGGATCCGTTCAAGTTTGCCCAGAAGATATGCGACGGGGTAGGGTGCAAGTACGCTACAGATCCTACGTACCTCACCACCATTACCTCTATTATCAAGACGATCCAGCGGAAGTGTGTATAAGTTTTAAGTGTTTTGTTGTTATTTGTTGTAAATTGTGAATAGGTTTATAGGTTTTATTAAGGTTATTTTTCTAGTGTTGATTCCGCTCGCCCTGGTTGTGGCATTCAAGGAGTGTCACGACCTCAGGGGCGAAGCGGAGCGCACGAAAGAGAATCAGGATATCCTCTTTCATAACGGTAAGGTAGAGATAGGACGGATGCAGTCAGGCAGGCCAAGAGCTTCCGTGCAGGCGATCACGTTGAAGACGTCTGACCTAAAGCGTAACCCCGACTCTCTCCTTGCCGTTAATAAGAAGGAACTCAAGATAAAGAACAGCCGGATCATGGCGGCAGCTACAACCTCTACCACCACCCAGGTAGACGTGAAGGCAGCCATCCAGCCGGTTCCTCACGATACATGCAGTCGAAGTCTTTCCGGTCTTTACCGACCTCCCGACGTCTCGCAGGTTTCCTGGAGCGATCCATGGATAACCCTGCGGGGCGATATCGAGGGCGACAGCATGCAGGTGCATATCGAGAGTCGCGATACCCTCCAGATGGTTGTTCATCGTGTGCCGAAGAAGTTTCTCTTCTTCCGCTATGGGACCAAGGGTGTGCGCATGGAAGTGGTAAGCCAGAACCCGCACTCCCGGCTCTCTTATCCCAGGATTATCATGTTTAAGAAATAGTTTAAGTGTTTATAGGTATGTATAGTTAGGATGAATTTTATATTAGATGTATCTTTTTTATACTCATGATTATTAGTTACAGTTATGATCTTCTAACATGGCACAGGTGTGTGTTCTAATTCTCATAAAGAAATCTATCGTTCTTGTTTAATAGTACGGTATTTCAAGTTTACAAAGTTATCAAAAAGCCCCGGTGCGAGATGCATCGGGGCTTTTTCTTGCTGTTTTCTGAAAATAATCAGCAAAATGTTTGATAGTTTCAAAGAAAAGTGTTATCTTTGCAGGCGTAATGATGACATTGAACTAAGGTTGTGTGCAGATTGAGCAGAGTTTGTACATAACGAGTGAAAAGAAATACAGCTGTGTGGCTCGTGCTGAAGGAATGCCCTCCGGATGCACGGGCCCTTTTTATGATTTATCTTTTCCATACCTTATATATATAAATAGGTGAAACATTTCTTTTCTGCAAAGATACACTTTTTCCCGCTCATTTTCTACCTTTTCACATACAGAAAGCTTAAACATAGTTAATACTACGATTTTTCGTATAAAATATTTGGCTACTACGAAAAATTGTAGTATCTTTGCATTGTCTTAAAATAAAACGATATGAAGAAGATTTTAGTAACAGAAAAAGAGGAAGAACTGATAGAAGCTATCAGAAATTTCCGGAAGTCATACCCTAGAGGTAATCCACAGTTATTATGGTACGCTCAGCAGCTGTTTGATGAGATGATTGAGCCACCAGAGTATTACACCAAGTATTAACAAAACCCCTCCCTTCGGGGAGGGCATTAAAAAGCATAAGATTATGGAAGTAACAATGAAGCAGGCTAAGGACAGCACAGTAAAGCAGCGCATACAGGATATCCAGATGACGGTATCATGGCGCGAGATAGCACATACCTATTTCGGAAAATCGGCATCATGGCTTTATCATAAGCTCGATGGTATTGACGGAAATGGTGGTGTAGGTGGTTTCACCGAAGAGGAGAAGGTTATGCTCCGTGGAGCACTTTGCGATGTTTCCAATCGCTTGCGTGCGGCTGCGGACAGGATATAATGAGGCTGGGGTCATCGTTTCCCATAAGACAGAAGTCGCCATAGCCTTGTGGCGCATCAGCCCCGGTGCATCTCGCATCGGGGCTTTTCCGTGCCAAAATGTTAAAAATGAGTTAAACATAAAAGAAAGTTTATGTTTTATTTGGTTATTAAAAGAATTTTATGTATCTTTGCATCGTGAATAGATAACTAGATGTTTAACAATTTAATTTTAAGCGTATGACACAAAAAGAGCTAGAGCAAGAAATTAAAAGAAAGGAAGACGAAATCAAGGCTCTTCTCGAACTGAAAGACTTGGTCTTCGATTATGAGAGACAGATTGATTTGAGACTCGCAGACCTTTCTAAGCTTTACAAGCAGAGAAAAAACTAAAAAGTCCTCCCCTAAGGGGGAGGTTCTTTAAACAATATAAATATTAAGAATATGGAGAATATTAAAGAATTAATGGCAGAGTACATGGCATTGGCTAGCAAGCAGGATGCCAAGAGCAAAGAGCGCAGAGACGAGATTCATCGCTATCTCAGCGCAAATGCTACAGAGGAGGATAAGAAATATATTAGTGAGGTGGTTGTCGATAGAGTCGCAAACCTGAAGCTGGAGGTGGCCACTTTGCGTGAGCAGCTTGCAGAGGCAGATTACAAATTGCTTCCACTTCGATACATAGCGCAGAAATATTTCGGCAAAAGCGCTGCATGGCTCTCTCAGCGTCTCAATGGCTCAGAGGTTCGTGGTCATGTTTATACGCTCAATTCCGAGCAGAAAGATATTTTCAATCGTGCCGTCCAGGAGATTGGACAACGCATTAGCTCTTTGCAGTTAGCATAGGGTTATCTATTCACACAATCACCCCGACACGGTTCCGTGCCGGGGCTTTTCATTCCCATTTTTAAGTTTTTTGTGTTAAATACCCGCTTTCGTTTGTTCTGTTCAGAAAATAATAGTATATTTGCACCGTGAGAATTAGTAACAGAACGCGGACACTCAAAAATAAGGAAGATATGAGAATACTTAATAATTTACTGGAAGGGTTGATCAGCTTGGGAAGACTGGGCGGAGACAACAGCCTGTTCAACGATTATCTGAAGGGCGATAATGCTTCAGATCTGAGAAAGGACTGGGAGGCCATCGGTAATGACATGAGAAAGGTTATGAACTTAAAGCAGAAGTCGGCTTATGTCAGATAAGAAAGAATGTAGCGGAGAGATGATTCCTGCCAATATCAACGATATCCTGGAGGAACTTCCGGAAGACAAACGAAAAGTGATTGTTTCTACGATGCTCGCCATTGAGGAGCGGTCGTACAGCGGACCTCTTCCTTCGCCCGAAGATTTCAAGGCATACGAGCAGACGCTGAAGGGTTCCACCGACCGCATCATGTCGATGACCGAGAAGCAGGTAGATCATCGCATCGATATGGAGAAGACCATTGTGAAGAAGAAGTTTTTCCAGAGCACGCTGGGGCAGGTTCTTGCCACCATACTCATCCTCTTCTTCGGATTCATATCCTATAGCCTTGCCATGAATGGCCATGATACCGTGGCCGGCATTATAGGCGTAACCACCGTAATAGGTCTTGCTGTGGTATTCGTATTGAATAAGATTCCGCCGATTTATCAGAAAGGCGAACAATAACATATCAGCCCCCGATGCATCTCGCATCGGGGGCTTTTTCATTTCCCAAACCCCTCATTTTTATGCTCTACAGCATATTTAAGTGTTAATTATTCTCATCGTGTGAAAATTTCCCGATTTTAATTTGGCGGTTCCGGATTTTCTTCTTACCTTTGCCAACGCTAATAAGAAGATTGTAATCAATCCGGCTGGGTGACCGTTATCGCCTATGGCTTCTAGCCGCAGGCTTTTTTATGCCTAATCGGGAAAAATATTTTTCCTAACTGGGAAAATATATTTTCCTAACTGGAGAAATTATTCTCGCAATAAATGGCGGCTGCATGAACCGTAAGAATTGAAATATCCATCCGGATGAGTCATCTTCTTATTAGCAACGGGGAATGCAGCCGCCACCCTTTTTGTACAATCGGCTGTTAATGCTAATAAGAAGATGCAATATGCAGAATTCTATTTTAATTAGTGATGCTCAGGTGCGCCCTGCAGGCATCAGCGTAAAGGAGGGCATCAAGGCCCTCAAGTGTGAAATCAGGAAGCTCGCCAAGACCAAGAGCGAGACCTTCTCCTACCTTTGTGGGGAGGCGGTTACGTATGGCGAAGTAGCTATGACCATGGCAGGTTTCTTCGCCTTCATGGCAGTAGCTGTATTAGGTGGCTTTCTTATGGGAGGGGAGGTGATGTAGTTATGGCTAAGAAAATATCAACCAAGCAGCTCCTGGAGGAGTATAAGCAGTTTTATCCGGACGTCACCACAACCACGTGCAGCGTGTCGTCTGAGAAAGATTCCTTCAGCGCCAAGACTGCCTTCGACCTGGCTCTAAAGATAGGCAAGATGACTCATAGCTATCCGCTGTGGGTGCAGGTGGCCAAGAAGAAGATAGTCATCCTCAAGTCGAGAGAGTTCCTGGAGAACCTGGACAGGATGAAGAAGGGTACCAGGGTAAGATACTTCGACCCTCGCCATCCCGAATTCTGTTGTGAGGGAGTGGTAGCCAAGGACGGTGTCTTCTATTTTGGTGCGGCTCCTCAGATTTTCGTAGAGAGCGAAGAGTACGACGCAGATGGTAAAACCCCTGTTTTCGCAGTCTTCTGGCGCCCGGTAGGGGAAATGAGTGAAAAATAGCCAAACATCACTCATATGTTTGTCCTTTGACGTAAAGCAAGGATTTCGTATCTTTGCACCGAGAATTTTAACACAACAGAATTATGAGAACAATTAAGAACAAACATCGCAGGCGCACGCATCTGCTTTGTAGTGTAGTATTGAGAACGTCCTGGTTCCAGTACACCGGCCGTCAGATGGGTCCGCACAAGACTGAGACAATGTGCTGGCTCGACTACAACCGCAGAGGCAGAATCCGCTGCTACAACGACAGGAAAAATGACCGCGCCATCATCGTCTGGCTCGACGGCAGGTATTACTCAGCTCCTAATACGCGGGGCATATACCTGGAGAGAATCAGCATGAACATGGCAGAGTACAAACGATTAAATTCACATTAAAATGAGTAACGAAAAAGATATCAAGAACGGAGCAGCAGAAACTGCAGAAGAGAAAATGACAACTGAGATATTCCATGCTCAGCTAGTAAAGAACACCGAAGCTATTAATAAGGAACGCGAGGAGTATGAGCATAAGCGCGCAGAACTTCAGCAGGACCTTGACGATCAGAAAACCTTCTGTTCGGTCTCTAACCGTAAGCTTCAGACGGAAAAGCTGGAATACAAGATACATGTTAACCGGCAACAGGAGATGTTTGAGAAGACAGAGCGCAACATCCGCGAAACCCTCAGCCAGGCGAACAAGGAATTCAATGAGAAGTATGCTAAACTGAAAAGCGAGCATTCTCTGAAAAACCTGCAACTTCAGAACGAGCGTCACAAGATTTTCGAGGCTTACCGCAATTCGGGGGGGCAAATCTTGCCGAAGACTCTCAGCAGATGTACCCGGAAGGATGGAGCCGGCCAAGGCCTAAAGATGGAGGAGTAGAATAATGGGACAGAAGAAAAAATATTCAGTTGGTATAGATAAAGTCTGCGAAGGTACCGATGCAGAACTTCATGGCGACCTGAAGTCATTCGGAACCGTCCAGAAGGTTACCAAAGAGCTAGGCGAGTGGCAGGAACAGAGCGATAAGCGAGCCTTCTTTCTGATAACCGCCGACGTGAATACGGATGGTGCTCTCAACCTGGCTGTCGGTGGTGGCGGCGATGATAAGATACTCGCTATCATGATGCATGGAGCCATGAATGCCAGCGAGGACCTGCAGAAGGCTCTGTACACGGCTTGCAAATTGCAGGATGAGATTGATATAGATAACAATAGTAACGAATAAATTTTAGCAGATTATGGAAAATCAGAATAAAAATGCTGCAGCTAAGGTTGCAGCCAACGTGGAGGAAGAAAGAAAGCACCCTATCTTTGAGGAGTGCGAAGTGATGGTTGCCGGCAAGCCGGCACGTGAACACATGCTCAGCATGAACGGCATGTACATCTCGGGCATTACCGATGAACAGCTCAAGGAGATGTTCGAGAAACTGGTCGAAGTGCTGTGGAACGAAAAAAGTAGTTTTCTAGTCTATCATGTAATAAAGTGACAAATAATTTAATTTAGTCAATTCTCTAACTAAGGATGGCTGCCCGTGAGGGTGGCCATTTTTTCTGGAGCATAAATTTGGTTTTTCAGAAAAAGTGGTGTATCTTTGCACCCGAGAATTAGTAACACATTAAAATATATAGATTATGTTAGATACTTTCTTTGGCTTCGTGCAGTTCGTGTCGTTCGTGATTGCGCTTGTTCTTGGACCGTTTGTTGTCGGCTCGAGGATGTTTGCAAAATGGCTTGTTTATCTGACTTTATGTACCATATTTACTCCTTTGTTTGGAATACTTATATACGTAAAGTTCTTCAGGTACTAGTCCTTTGCCATATACTCGCCTGTTATTATATTTGCATTGCTAATTAGTAATGTATAAAGAATATGGTAACAGACAGTCTTGTTAAAAAGAAATTTGTTCACGAGACTCTTCAGGAAGGTATCCTGAAGATATACTCCACACAGGAGAACGTGGTGCGCAGCAACTTCCAGCGCCGTACCGGAAGACTTCTCACCACGCTTTCCGCACACTCGTTCGACAGCCAGATTTCGGGCGAGAACCGCACCATCTTCGTGCGAATCCTTCCTTATCTCCGTTTCCTCGATATGCAATACCGCCAGCGCAACGACCGCATCAGCAAGTTCAAGCGCAGGAACCTTGCACTCTACAACCGTGTGGTATGGGGCGTGCTCTATCACGAGACGTTCCCTAAGCTCCGTTATGGCTTCACGGATGAGATACGCCAAGGCATCCGTCAGGAACTGGAAAAGTCACTCAACCCTCAAAAATCATAAGTTATGGCAAGTAAACATTTAACGGAAGACGAAATTCGCTACACCGTCGATGTGAAGGCGGCAGCAGCCCAAAAGGAAATATACCGGCTGGAGCAGCAGAGCAAGAAGCTGCGCTCCGAGAACAAGGCACGACTCAGCCAGATGATTCAGCTGGAGGCAGCTGGCAAGAAAGAGACTGATACCTACAAGAACCTCAAGAAGCAATATACCGAGACTGGTAAGGAAATTCGCAACCTTACCTCTCAGATAGGCGAGCAGACCAGTAAACTCAATGTGCTTGATATGACTATGAGTCAATTGAAGAAGCAGCAGAAAAGTTTGCAGAAGGAATTTGAAAACACCTCAAAAACGCTCAACCCAGAACTTTATGATATATTGGAGCAAAAGTTGCAAGAGGTAAGCAGTAGAATGGCTGAATTGAAACAGAACGCTAAAAGTTTTGGTGAACTTGCGGCTAGCGACCAAGCTAACGGAATGCTATATGGTAACATGATGACCAAGGCAGCAGAACTCTTTGGTAGTTACGCACAAGGTTTCAAAGATTCCGTCAAAGAACTTATTGATGGTGGCTTGGAGATGGCAGAAACCGCCGATGGTGTGACCAAGGCTTTCAAGGATATGGATCAGCCTGACCTCTTGGAGAATCTTCGCAAGGCAACCAAGAACACAGTCAACGATGTGCAGTTGATGACCGCAGCCGTGCAAGCCAAAGACTTCCGCATACCACTCGAAGACCTCGGTAAGTACTTGCAGTTTGCCCAACTGAAGGCACAACAGACAGGCCAGTCGGTTGACTACATGACCAACAGCATCGTGACTGGTTTGGGTCGCAAGTCCCCATTGATTCTTGACAACCTGGGAATATCCGCAGCCGAGATTTCAGAGAAGACCAAGGAGACGGGCGACTTCATGAAGGCTGTGGCAGAGATTGTAGATACCCAGCTTGCCGAGGCAGGAGAGACCTATATCAGCGCAGCCGACCGTGCCGCCCAGAAGACGGTAGAACTGCAGAACGCCCAGAAGGCTCTGGGTGACGAAATCCTCCCGCTCAAGGAACAATGGGATGATGCCTATGCAGATATGCAGCTGAACACCATCAGTCTCATTTCTTGGTGCGTGAAGCATCAGGGCGTGGTGAAGACGCTCGGCATCTTGCTCACAGCCTTCACGGTTGTAGCGATTGCCACCAGCAACGCCATCAAGACGAATATCGTTGTAACCAAGGGTGCTGCCGCAGCGCAGCAGGCATGGAACGTAATCTGTGCTACCGGAACCGGACTCATGAAACTGCTGCAGGCAGGTTTCCTCCTGCTTACAGGTAGGGTTACTCAGGCCAAGGCAGCATGGGTATCGATGAACGCCACCATGAAGGCAAGCGTTTTCGGCCTGATTGCTGCAGGAGTAGCTCTCCTCGCCATGAAGCTCCGGGATATGAAGAAGGCAACCGATGCGTCAACGCTGGCACAGAAGGCACTCAATAATGTCAGGGCAGAGGCACAGAAACAGGTGGTGGAGGAAAAACTGAAACTGGAGAACCTGATAAAGGTGGCGAAAGACGAGAAACTCTCCATGGACGAAAGATACAAGGCCGTGGACGCTCTCAACAAGATAGTTCCTCAATATAACGCTACCATCGACAAGACTACAAAGAAGTTCAGGGCATCGGATAAGGCTCTGAAGGCTTACATCAACAATCTGGTGAAACTCTATGAGGTACAGGGTGCTAAGAAGCAGATACAGGGTCTTGCTGAGCAGCGTGCCGAACTGGAGGTTAAACTTGCCGGCGCAAAGAAGAACCTTGCTGGCGCAAAATCAGCACAAGGTCAAGGTGTTTCTTATACCACATCCTGGGGCGCGGTAGGTAACACCCAGAGCGATGCAGTCGGTCACTTCCAGTCACAGGTCAATTCGATATCGAATAGCATCAAACAACTCGATACGCAGATTCATACCATTACAGGCGCCTTCGGAAAGGGTATCATGAACCAGACCTTGAAGGAGTCGTCAGAGCCGGAAGTTCCGGGCAGCGGCATCGGAGGTGGTGGCGGAAAAGGTGGTGGCGGTCATACCGGAACCGTAAATACTACTACCACCACACAGCCTAATCCTGACGATATCGCATCGAAGAGATTTTCTGAAAACCGCCAGTCAGATATCGATGCAGCCAACCAGGACTATCAGCAGGACGTGAACAACTGGGAAATGGCTCTCGCCCGGAAGCAGGTGTCTCAAGAGAAGTACGATCTCGCCATGCAGGCTCTGAAGACCCAGCATACCGCCAACATCCTCGCCATCGAAACCTCGTATAGCGAGCAGTCGCAGAACATCGAAATCAAGGATGGCGCAAAGAAGAAATCACTCCAGGAGAAACAGCAGGCGAACCTTCGGGCAGCAGAACAGGCTCATTTCGACCAGCAGGTTACAGTAGAACAGGCTTATCAGGATGCCCTGGCAAAGGTGATGGAGCAAGGGGAGACGCAGCAGGAACTGACCCTGAAACAGCAACGCGACCAGAAACTGGAAGTACTGAGGGGATATTATCAGGCTGCGCTCAATATGGCCAAGCAGAACGGGGAAGATACTGCACAGCTGGAGAAGGCATATAAGGATATACAGACTCAGATAGAGAAGGAGTATATTACGAAACAAAAAGAACTGCTTGACGAACAGGATGACAAGAAGAAGCAGGCAAGGCAGGCTCTCGGTTTCGACCAGCAGAGCGAATACGACCGGCAGCTGCAGCAACTTCAGCAGGCACTCGACAACCAGTATATTACACAGCAGGAACATGAGCAGAGAGTGCAGCAGCTGAAGAGAGAGTCCTTCATGAAACAGGCTGAGTGCTATACAAACCTCTTCAGTAATGCCGTGACTTCGCTGCAGAATGCCGAGATGGCGAACGTAGACGCCAAGTATGACGCAGAGATCAAGGCTGCCGAGGGCAATACAGCACTCCAGGAGAAACTGGAGAAGAAAAAAGCCAACGAGAAACTGAAGATACAGAAAAAGTATGCTGACGTGAACTTCGCCATGCAGGTAGCTCAGATTATCTCTAATACTGCAGTATCTATCATGAAGGCATACAGCGAGATGGGTCCAATCGCCGGAAGTGTTGCTGCAGCCCTGATGGGTGTGACCGGTGCTGCTCAGTTGGTTGTGGCAAATGCTGAGCGCCAGAAGGTAAAGCGCATGACCCTCAACGGAACCAGTTCTGCCGGTACCCGTGTGGCAAGCGGGCGAGAGAGTGGCGGACGCATCGATGTAGAGCGCGAACAGGATGGCAAACACTTCAACGCCGAGTATGCACCAGGTAAGCGCGGGTACGTAGATCATCCTACCGTCATCGTAGGCGAGGGACCTAGAGGCAGGAGCAAGGAGTGGGTGGCATCGAATGCAGCCCTGGAGAACCCTACCATCGCTCCGCTCATCAACCTGATGGATGCAGCCCAGCGAGCCGGACAGATAAGAACCTTCGATATGAGCAAGTATCTGATGGCCATGCAGGGCAGGGCGCTGGGCGGAAGCATCGCCCGCCAGTCTGTCCGGACCAGTCCGGAAATCGCTCCGGGAGGGGCAGATTTTTACGTCCGGACGCAGGAATCTGCGCATCGCGATGCAGGAAATGCTACGTCGGGACGCAATAATGACGAGCTCCTGGAACTGCTCAGAGAGCTCAAGAGAGACGGAATCCGCTCGTTTGTATCACTCTCGGATCTGGACGCCAAACAGGAACTGAGAAACCAGGCGAGAAAGTTTGCTAAAAAATAAAATCTTCCGAACATGAAAATAACAAATCTGGATAAAGGAAAGGCCTACCAGCTCAGCGAAGATGCCAAGCTGGAGGTAGAACGTACCAACCCGTTCTTCAACGATTACGGGGAAACGACCTCCCCGCTGGATATTCCGGCAAGCGACTACAACCGCATGATATTGAACTATCCCGATACCTTCGGGACGAGAGACAAGATGGTGGCCACGAACGTAAGCATCGAAGACGGCGAGTATTTCGCCCAATGCCGGCAGATTATTCTCTCGGCGCAACGCAAGGGAAATATCTCCTCTTCATTCTATATCAACGATGGATCCTTCTACTCGAAGATACAGAACGTAAAGCTGAAGAGTATCTTTAAGGACGAGATGATACCGGGGTGCACGACCGTAGATGAGTGCATCGAGTTCTGTGAGTCACTCATCAGAGGCGAGAACGAGAACTATGCTATCTTCCCGGTTCTGCTTACTGATGATTCGGGGATGGATACCGGATATACCTACAAGATACTGAACAAGATAGGCAGATCGGATTATTTGCCTAATGCAAACTACTGGAGATACAAGGATGGTGGCGGCTATGAGTATGTGCCGACTCCGAGAAAATACGGATTTATTCTTGTCGGCACAGGAACCAGATACCTCTGGAATAAATTTCCGACGACGGAATATGTAAACGAGATACCGATCAGCCTGGATAAGGGCTATTATATATCCCCGTTCATCCGTGCCAACTATGTTCTCAAGCGTGTTTTCAAATACTTCGGTTATGATCTCAAGGAGAATTTCTTCACAAAGACTGAACCGTTTAATAAAATGGTGTTGCTTAATAATGTGATAGACGTGATGGTGAACGGACATATCCGCATCGAGGATCTTCTTCCGGACGTGTCGGTATCAGATTTCCTCTCAGTTTTTCGGAAAAAGTTTCTCTGTGAGTTCGTGTCTGACGAAGGAACTCATACTGCAGATATCATCTTCCTGAGAGATGCGGTAGATAGCACTCCAGTTGCGGATCTCACCCGCCAGATGACTGAAGAACCTACCTTATCTTATAAGGCTGCATCCGATTACAAGCGTGTGGTCCTGCGTGCGAAACATCAGGCAGATAGCGATACGGAAGACAGCTATGACAATATCAAGGATATGGTAGCGAAGAATTCTGGCGCCTACTTCAGCAACGAAGAAGGCTGTTTCTATAAGGACGGGTTTTCCGGTAACTATAAGGTGAAAACCAAAATAGGGGAGTGTTCCCAGAGTTACGATTCCGGCGAAGATGATATTGATACGCAAGACGTGGAGATACCGGAGATGATACCGGAAACAAGAATGCTGCAGTATAAACAGGAAGCGGACGGAGAGACTATCACGAGAGATATGGGCAGATGGCTGTATATCGGAGATTACGTTACGCTCAACTCTTCGATGAAGGTGACAACGGAAGACAATTCCGAAACCAGCGAAGCTGCAGCCACAACTCCCGTCATGCTCGCCTTCCCATACATGGGAACCGATTACATGCCTTGCGGAACCGTGACGGCATACGATATTCATGTATCAGTTTCGGATAAATTTGGTACGCATCGGCCAGCAGATCCTACACCCCGGAAACTGTTCGACTATTCCCTGGTATATAATGGCGAGGATGGCATCTTTGAGAAGTTCTACCGGCAATATGATCTCCTGCTCAGGAATTCACTCCAGGAACTCAAGGTAAAACTGCTCCTCTCCCAGTCGCAGAAGCAGAATCTTCCTTCTTACGCAAAGGTTGTGATCAGAGGTGTGAGTTTCTTCTTCAACAAACTGAAGTTTACCCTCGGAGGAAAGAGCGAACCGACGGAAAGCGAGCTCAGAACCATCGCTCTCACTACTCCTGTTAACGAGGCAGAGAGTCTGGAAGCCGTAATGCCGGCGATGAACTGCAAGTACCAGTGGCTAGGATTCGAAGAGACGGTAGAGGTATCTGAGGATGATTACAGGCATTCCGGAGATGACCAGGACCGTACATTCAAGATTATCTATCCTCCTCTCCCTTCAGCTGAGTATGTTGGCAAAAAATATGGCCTGCAGAAATCTTTCGTGAGCCAGAAAACCCGACACGCAACGATGTTCCGTCACAGCAAATGGGTATACCATTGCACGACCGTCTGGCTGGAATGCGTTCCGATTTCGTAGGATATTGTCCTTTGTTATATACCTGTATTATCTTAACTTTGCAATATAATCAAAGCGATTTTAAGATGATACAGGTTTTATTATATCCAGATGCTCTGAGCATGGTAGGCTCCATGAATGCCTTTGAGATATTCAGTACCTCGAAGGCTGATGTGGTTTTCGCTCTACGCTATAAAGGCTCAAGCGCAAACATCGTTCAGCACACTTATACGCCGAACGATAAGAACCGAATTACGTTATCCGTCAAGGATATCATCCTTCCTCTTCTCAGCTTTGAGGTAAAGGACAGTAGTGAACCTTATGCTCAGCCGAACATCATGAAATCCTTTGTGGCGACACTTTACGAGGTTGGCAGCGAAGGCAGCAAGAAGGAATTCACCTTCTCCGTGATACGTGCCGGTGTGGACAGACTCTCTGATTCGGCTACCAATTTTCTGAAAAACAATTTCCTCACCTGGCAGCCGCAGGTGAAGGCCGTAACCTATTATTCTCCGGAATTCCTTACCTATTACGCAACTGCCACCAGCGTGATGAAGTGCAAGGCATACATGTGGAATGGGACCGCCTACGAAGAAAAGGAAGTGGTACTGATGAACCATATGAATGCCGGAACCGTTTATACCGTACCGGTACAATACGCCATTATCGCCAAGAAGATAGGCGGTTCTATCCAGCCATCTTATTACGATATCTGGGTAGAACAGGACGGGAAGCGGGTTACCTACGTACAACGCTACTATGCCAGCGACATGAAGAGCGAAGAAGAAGAGTGGTTCCTCTTCGAGAATTCGCTGGGAGGTGTAGACTGTTTCCGCGCTTACGGCAACAGCGAAAATACTGCAGAACATACCCACAACGTAGCAGAAATAGAGGAGGACTCTGAGGAATACCGCGTAGATACAACCCGCAAGTTTAAGAAGAACACCGGGTTCCTGGATAAGAAAGAGCGCCAATGGCTACTCGATTTCTTCCCGTCTCTGGGTAAGTATGTTTACCATGGTAGTGCTCTCAGGAAGATAACCGTTACCGAGAGCGATGTGAACTACGAGGCGAAGGAACTGCCTTCGAACTATACCTTCACATACAAATATTCAGATGCCCGTCCGTACCTGAACCTCACGAGGTCAGATGCCAGCGATTTCAAACAGATGGATATCCATCTACCCGAAATCGGAAATTTTACTATCGCCCCTCGCTTAGTTGAGTTCCCACGTCAGCTGCTGAGTGGAGGGGTACTCTTCCCTGTTCAGGAGCCATATTCAGAAACATGGGGTGTTACTACTGCAGACGCTCTCTTTAACTACTTTGCAAGTACTCTGAGCGACCGATATAGTGGCGGAGGAGGTATTGGCCATCAACACTTCAATATCGAAGTGTTGAACGGACTTTCTTATGATTACGGTTATATCCTATACCAGGGCGACAGAATAAAGGCAGGTATGGCAGACGACTGCACTCCTGGAGGCGCGCTCGAAAAGAAGATGTTGCGCAAGGATATAGACGATACGGCTAAAGGTAAGATTACCTTCGAGGATGTGATATCCCTACTGAAAGGATTGAAGCTTGGAGACGGAAAGAGCCAGATAACTGGCGAGGGATTAGCGAAACTCTATGCCTTCATGACATACAATTTCGTTTCCGGAGCTTATGGTTCCGGCGCAAGTATCGATAATAATGGTGACGCAGAGATGAACAGCCTGTTCGTCCGTCAGTTCATCTCTGCTCCTAAGTTCGTCTTCAACGAAATCTCTGTAACCAAAGCGGAGCAATGGAATACCAACGGCTATGGAACCATCGAGAGTGTTGATACCGGGAAACACATCATCTCTCTTCATCTGGAGGGAAATGATTACGGATCTCTGCAGGTGGGAGATATCTGCCGCGGTATCTATGCCGATATAGATAACGCCCATGGTTCAGATAAAAATACAGAAGGTGCGTTGGATGATTGTAACTTCGTTCTGCATAAAGGTTTCTTCACTACTTACTTTTATGTGAAGAAAATCATCACTAGCGAGAAGGGTAAGTTCGTATTCGAATATGGTAAACGTTCGGAGGCAACTCCGGATCCTTGCGCCTATATGGATTTTGCCCAGTATGGTAGTTTTACCGATAATAAGCGCCAGAGTAGCATGTATTTCTCTTCGAGGGGAAACAGCTATATCGAGGTGCTGGATGGTGTATGCAACTGGGAAGTGCTGCCGCAGAATCGTGTGGCGAGATACGGATGGCTTAGTGGTTTGGCTTTGACTAAAAGGGATGGCAGTATCGTGCGTCCGGAGGGTAATGGTATCTACGTACAGGATAATATCTACTTCGGTGGCAACATCAACTACCTGCAAGGTCTTTCCGGGCTCGATGACCTGAAGAACGAGGCGAAGGCTTATGATGTGAGTCTCTCGCAGTACCAGAGTGTCATCACGGTAGATGATATGGGTAATGTCATTAATGGTCTCTATACTCAGGATGAGGGCAAGGCTACCAAGCAGTACCGCATCTCTACGGCCGTCTTCGTGCGCAAGGGTATGGATATCCTGCTTGAGGAAGATGAGCATAGCGAGAACGTGACAGAAGGCCATTATCGCTTGCATGTAGTAAGCGAGGACTGCGACGTAGATGTGAAGAACTCTACCGTTTTCATCAAGGGTATCAGGAACATCAAGGATGGTGTTGCCGGAACTGCAGATGATACCAATTTCGATTACGCAGCTATGCGCAAAATGTCGGATGCGATGGTGACCGTCGTCGTAGACCTTGAAGGTAAGACCTCGAAAACGGTGCAGATGCCTATCCGTATACAGCACGACAGCCTACCTTTTATGGTGTGCGACCTGAGCAACGAGAGTGCATCGGTAGCCTGGAATACCAGAGCCGGTAAGTATATCGGTTTCCCTATCAAGACTAAGGTTTCCCTCATGTATCACAATGAACCATGGGAGATTTCCTCGCTCAATATCTCTAAGGTGGCAGGCTTGAAGACTTCAATGAGTATTGATGGTAAGGCAAAGGTGATTACCATTGATGCAGATAATCTTACTGCTGATACGCTCGACCAGGTTACAAAACTGGACATCACGGTTGTGGGCAAATATGCCGGAGCCAGCTACGAGTATACCCGAGAACTTACTATTTTGAAATCGTCTGATACCGTAGTCTACGAGCTGATACCATCTGCCGATAGCGTGATTATAGACAATCAGGGCAATATGAGCGCAAAAAGTATCTCATGCGATATATGGGCAACATCATCCGACGATAAGAGATATAAGCTGACAGAATTACCGGCAGGGTATCATCTGAAGCATGGAACTGCTGATACTCCTGATACCGATATGGAAATAGGCGCAGAGGTATCTGTGCAGAGTAATGCCCGTCAGGTGGTGTTCGCTTTATACGATGCTTCCGGAAATGTACTGGATAAGGAAAGCGTTCCGGTACTCACCTGTGGAGCGGATGGTGATGGATATGAGTATATCTATTATCTCTCTGATCAGTCTGATTCGAGTTTCATTACACGGCCTTACCGTCGGCAGGGCGCCTTGCAGCCTGAGGGGTGGCAGGATGATCCGATGGAGCCGACTCGGGAAAAGCAGTATGTATATGTGGCATACAAGACGGGAGAGGTAGGAGCGGATGGCACTTTCTCTGAACCTAAGCTCTTCAATCGTTACCCGAAGAGTATTTCACGTATCGAAACCTGGTATTATGCTGCTGGTAGTTCTGATATAAACGAGAGTCAGACATTTTTCAGAGAACATGGCAGTGAAGACTTCAGCCAAATTACCTTTGACGATGTTACTCCGTGGCTGTGGATAATGAAAATCACATGGTTTACGGATGGAGACGAAATTATAACCTTTTCATGCGGAGGTTATAAAGCGAAGGATGGTGAGGATGGTAAGGATGGTAAGGATGGCGATGGTCTCATCGTAGGCTATCAGTCTTCAGCTTCAGAACCATCAGTTCTTCCTACCCCGAAAACGCTTGCCGACTATGATAAAGCGCAGGATGATATTGGCAGCGGCTGGACAAAGACGGCTCCAGCTACGGGAGGTAAGAGTGTCGTGCTGGGTGGTAAGATTACAACAGATGAGATTATCGACCGGTACAACAGCAGTACTAGTACATGGGGAACAGAAGAAAGTGAAATTCTGTTAGATGGCATCAAGCAGAAGAAAACTTTCTATAAAACTCCTTCCTCTCTTGGTGACAACGGCAAGTGCATACGTCGTATTAAGGTTGTTAACCATTTCCGGGATAGCTATCTCAGAGTGATGCTGAAGTCTTACTCAGAAACCAACTATGATCTGGTATGTATCTCCCGCCTCTATCTGCCGTCTGAGGTTATCAATAGCGAGGGCAAGCAGATAAAGGAAGATAGCGAATATCTCAACAGATCGGAGCATGCCTATGTAATAAGCGGCGACGGCCAGAGTCTTGTTGCTAAATTATCCATGCCTGATGCAGGAGAATATTATTTCTTCATCGGATATTTCAAGGATGGCGGCATAGACAGCTACGGCGACTATGGTCTCTTTGCCTGGCAATCGATGATAGCTCTTACTGAGAGTTTATGGCGTACCGACGGAACCGTAGATGCTGTAGGCAACATAACCTGGAGCAAGGCGATGCCGATGCAGGCTGAATCCATCGTTATGGAGCGCGCCTATATCGCTACCACTAACGATACGGAGACGCCAGCTAAGCCTTACCGTACAAATGGCATCCTTCAGGGAGGATGGACGGCAAAACGACTGGCTGTATCGTCCACAAACCGGTTCATCTGGGAGTCTGTTCGTACAGGAAAACATGGTACAGACTCAGTTCAGGACGATTGGAGTCAGCCTGTTGTGGTAGCCAACTTTGCCGAAGCCGGAAAGATGGGTAAGAACGGCTGCATCGTCCGAAATTCTGAAGGATGGAAGAGCGGGACAACCTACCACAATGACTCTGCCCTGACCCTGGAACAGAAGTATCTCGATCTGATATATATCGAGGATAGTAATGCTAACGATGGTTGGTCTGTCTACCAATGCAACGTTACGCATACGGCTACGGGCAGTTCCTTCGACCCTTCGGCAGTTGACTCTAACAACAATAAGCTATGGGTGAAACTGAGTGATGCCGGTCCGATGTATTGTCCTCTTATCGTGGGAAAGAATGCGGTTCTGAAGTTCGCCCAGGGCCAACAGTTCAACCTGATGGAGGGTAACAATATCTTCGGCTCGTTCCGATGGGTGAAGAATGATGCGGATTATGCGTTCTGGATAGGCGGTACTGAAGGCAGCAAGGCTACTACTTCTATAACTAGAGGTGGCAAGCTGACAGCAAAGGATGCCGTGATTATAGGAACGATTTATGCAACTTCAGGTCAGATTGGCGGATTGAAAATCACGGATGCGGGTCTGAGTATCGGTTCGTATTCTAGTGATTCTAAAGGTTGGGAACTCAAGAATGGAACAATGTTGGAACATAGTTCGCTTTGGCTGGCCCGTACTAATTCCTGTGTCAGAGAAGTAGCAGCAGGTAGGGCTGCTGATTTGTCGCCAGTTATAAACTCTGATGGTACAGTTTATCACAGAAATCAAAGAGCCTGCGATATGTATGGCTCTGCTTTAGAGGGGTATGCCAATAATAATACGGTGATCATCCGTAAATATAGTCTCTACGATTATGGTACCGGAGATTATCAGGCCGTACGTGATTATAGTGACCCTTCTGCTGCGGCACTCAACGTTGATACTGACGGAGGTATCGGAATCCGAAGTATTGGCGGTAACCTGCTTGGATGTATTGCGCAGAATGTTTTATCAATGTCGGCTGCAGGCAATGTACAGCAGAATGCCATCAATAACAACAGAGTAGGCATTATTCTTATGACTAACAGTAGCGCGGTGGATATAAAGTTGCCGAAATACCCTATGACGGGGCAGATGCTCATTGTTATACAGGGTAATAGCAGGATATATTTCGACCCTGTTGTTTCAGGCAGAAGGCTATATTGCTGCGGCAAGATACATACAACCTCAGATAAGTTTTATTCTGATGATGTCGGGCAGTTTAATATTCTGATCTGGGATGGATATAATTGGCAGTTGCAGTATATATATCATTAATTTAATATAAGAATATGAAGATAAATCTAGAAAGAGTAGAGGTCTTTACTGACCTCAGTAAGACACAATGCGCAGTAATGGATATGCGCAAGGAGATAGCTAACGTCATCTATGAGCGCGGGCAGGGATTAGCCTGCTCCGTGCTCGCCCATAAACTCTATGAAACGCAGGGCGAGGTGGAGATTGACGATAGCGAGAAGGAAATCATCAGTCGTGTAGCCGAGCAACTGCTTACCCCGGCTGCATGCGAGGGAGTTATGAAGCAGATAAAACCAGAATAGTATGGCAGCAGTAAACATCAACGACGTAGCCAGCCAGCTGAATACGGCATCTCGCCTTGTGGTGAGTACCGACTTCTTCTGGATCTACATGGCTAACGGCTCGCAGGTTAAGATACCTGCCGAGTTCGCAAGGGCTTACCTGACCGCAGGTATTAAGCCAACAATCAATAACAACGGCCATTGGGAGATAGGCGGCGAAGATCTCGGTGTAGTAGCCGAGGGAAAGACCCCTCAGTTTCGTGGCGGCACGATGGGTATCGAGGTGAGCTATGATAATGGCAAAACGTGGTCTCAGGTAGTAGCCTATACCGATATAGACCCAGACCTGGAAGCTCTTGCCGCGGCTTATACCAAGGTAACGCAGGGCGAAGCTGACCGAGTGAAGGCTGAAAGTACTCGTAATAGCAACGAAACCGCACGTCAGAACGCCGAAACTACTCGCAATAATAACGAGACGGCACGCAAGACGGCAGAAACCAAGCGACAGCAGGATACCTCCGCCGCCATTACCAACTCAAAGACGCAGACCGACCTCGCTAAGGAAATGAACGATCATCCACCCAAAATGGGAAGCAACGGAAACTGGTGGCAATGGGACCTCTCCAAGCATGAATATGTCGATACGGGTGTCATTGCTCGAGGCGGCGCTATGTATCCGTCATTCCGTCAGCATCGTAACAAGTTACTTATGATTGATTACGGAAGCCATGTCGCAGAACATGTTGTCAAGCGTAGAAACAAGTTAGTCATTAAAGTTTAATAAATATATGGCAGATAATACAAATATCATTGTTGTTGGTAATGTCGCCTTCACCGATCAAGGTACCTGGAAGTCGGACTACTCATATGAAGAGGATGGACAGACTGTTAGGGGCTACGATGAAGGGGATATAGTTCATACATCTACAGGAGTCTATGCGTCACTGGAGGATGGTAACACAACAACTCCTTCGGATACAAACACCAAATGGCGCAGATGGCTCGATAAGACACCAACCATCAAGGCACAGAGTGCAGTCGACGATGCCAACAAGGCAGCAAATCTCGCTCAGAGTGCAGCCAATACTGCACAAGAGCAGGCTACAGCTGCAGCAGCACAAGCAGCTCTAGCTGAGACAAAGGCTACTGAGGCAGATGCTGCCGCCAAACGAGCCGATGCCAAGATTGCACAAATGGATGGATTGGCAGGTCAGATAGCCACAGGCTTCATCGCACCATCGCGTATGAACCTGACCTATCTCCCGGAGATAAGCCTACGCAACAAGGTGGCACAGCGCATCACAGCCCAACTCATACCGAGCTACCTCCCTCAGAGCGTGCTCTTCCAGCGTGCCGAGGGCGACTCGCTGGTGGCAGACCCAAGCGGCAACCTCATCGTCAAGGGCGAGGGCACGACCAAGTTCTGGGTCATCCCCACAGCCAACACACCGCTTTGGCAAGAGGTGAGCATCACTATACACCAGCCACGCCTTCGCCTGTCGGCATCTGGAAAGCTACGCAAGGTGGGCTCATCATTACGCATCATTTAAATCACATTGTTTAATCAATTAAATACAGTTTAATTATGGCATTAACATCAGAAGAAGAGGCTAAGGTCAAGGCTATCATCGCAGCCTTCGACGGGGCGCAGCAGGTGGCAGACCTCCCTGCTGCCGACACTTCCTCGACAGACAAACAGATTGAGGTCTACGATAGAAAGACGGGCACGGCACAGCAGATGTCGCTCAAAGACGCTGTAGATATGGGACAGAATCTTTGGTGCGGGCGTGTCTGGAATCTAGACAACGCAACCCCTCAGGCAGCAACCTATGTGGGATCGCTTGAGCTCTTGAGAGAGCTGCCAATTCAGCTTGGTCTCGGTTGCTACCTGGTCAAGAATGACCATAGCCGCCGAAAACTCGACTCCAAAGATCATCACAAATATGCCACAGGAGAGGCTGCAAAGTTAGACGGATCAGAGGGACATTACCAGTGGGGATGGAACCGTAAGTTCTATCTGGTATTCAAGACCGTAGGCCGCTTGTTCTATATGAAGGTTGGACTTACTCCAATCAAAGGTGAATATAACTACACAATCCCTATCGGATCACGTTCTGCCTCTGGCCATGCCACTTTAGAGCGCAGCACAGGTCGTCTGGTTAGCTTCCTTAATACAGACGCAGACTACAGAGGTGGCAATAACGATGCCACCCTCGACAACACCAACCGCTCGTTCCTCGGCAAGCCAGCCTGCAACCAAAACACAGAGTACTGGCGAGCTGCGGCCAGAAAGAACGGCACGGGATGGCTCTGTTCCTCGATGCGCCACTTCGCCGTGACCGCTGCGCTCTTCGGGGTTATCTTCGGCACCCACTACGCACAGGCGGCAGTCAACACAGAGCGAGATGCAAACGGACTCTATCAGGGTGGTCTTGGTCCTGGCGTGACACAAAAAGACTGGAGTGCGTGGAATAGCTACAACGGCTGCCGCCCGCTCGTCCCGATGGATGCCGGTCTCGACCTGGGCGATAGCTGCGGAGAGACTACCGTCAATATACTCAACGATGACGGCTCTACCTGGTATGCGGCCAAGGTCAACTCCTTCTTCGGCCTTAAAAACTCTTACGGTCATCTCTGGTATCATATGGATGATGAGTTCGTAAGGGTCAACGAAGATACGACAGTCACCCACCTTGTAGCACCTTCCATCTATGGTTCATGGACTGTCGGTAATGCCACAGGAATGATTGCCTACAGCACATCCATCAAAAAAGGCGAAGGCTGGGCAACCATGCTCTCCATGGACAACCTGGAGAATTTTCCAACGGCCGTCGGAGGCAGCCAGACTACCTACTGGTGTGCTTATTATTGGAATACGTCCGGCGCAACAAGCGGTTTCCGTCTCTGCCTTCGTGGTGGTAGTGTTAACAATGGTGGTCAATGCGGTCTTTCGACGCTCAACGATAACGATGATGTCTCGAATGCCAACGTGAACTACGGCGCCGCTCTCAACTTTAACATATCTCAATACGGGGTGTTTGCTCTCCGTTCGAGACAACAGGGTCAGACCTCGCCCCATGGCGAAACATACACATAGTTCATCTAGCTGGTAGATGATGACAATAGGGTCATCCGGTCGAAGGTTATAGGATAAAAAATAGCAGACAACAGACATTACACAGTTTCACACAATTACACAGACATTACACCGCTTATGAAAAGATTTGGTAACATTTCTCCACAAGTCGAGACAAATGACAACTTTCGTCGGGCTTTCTATAATTATGCCCGACAAAAGATGTCTCGCAGGGGTGTGCAGGAATTTGATGCCAATCTAGATCATAACATAGAGCGTATGCTTGAAGCATACGCAGCCCAGACTTGGCATACATCAGGGTATGTACCTAAGGATATAGAATACCCGAAGCATCGCCAGGTTAACAAGTTGCCAGTCATAGATCATGTCATGCAACACGCAGCCCTCAATCCTGTAGAGGATGATATACGTAACACCATCTACTACCATTGCCCTGCAGGCTCTAAGGGCAAGGGCACTCATTATTTCTACAATCTTATTAAGAGAGATATATTCAACTCTCCACAGCAAGATACATTTTATTGCCTTCCTATTGATATTCACCACTATTTTCAGTGTATAGATCACAACTTGCTCAAGAGTGAATATCGCCGCAAGATTAAAGACAGAAAACTCCTCTCCTTTATAGATGAGATAGTTGACTCGTTCAACCCAGGAATCGTACTTGGAGTAAAACTAGCCCAGCTACTGGGTCAGCTCTTTCTCTCCCGGTTCGACTATCTGGCACTCAGATGCTTCGATATCATCGACGACCCTGAAAAATTCCACTATTGGCAAGCTCGCTATGTGAGCGACATGCTTGTTACCTGTCGCACTCAGCAACAGGCTCAACTACTATGTGAGGGGGTCAGCTTTCTTAATGAGCGTTTCGAAAAGTTCTGCCGTCATGGGCTCCGTCATTATTATCGTTTCATGGATAACATCTATATTCTCCATGAAGACAAAGTTTTCCTGCGTCTGATGGCGGAGTTAGCTGTCATGCACCTAGCTCGTGATTGGCATCTCTCAATAAACAAGTCGTGGGGAATCCATCGAACTTGCGATGGTATAGATTTTTGTGGACAGGTCATCTATGCCGACCATGCGCTCTTGCGAAAACGGTTTAAACATGATCTCTGCAAGCAGGTGGCTAATCTTCGCAAACATGGGTTTACACAGAGACAAATAGAACTCAAGGCAGCTTCACGCCTTGGGTTAGGAATTCACGCCAATTCAAAAAACTTATATAAAAAAATCGGTATGGAAAGATTCGGAAAACTCGTTAAGGCTCGCAAATCTCGTGTGCCTTTCGAGGGAATGGAAAAATCACAGCAGCAATCCATCGAGGACATTATCTGCCGTGAGGGTCAGGATGAGAACAAATTTCTCATCCAGGTGATTGATTACAAGGTTGACGACTCTGTCATAGAAAAAGAGGTCGTACAGGTAGAAGAGACCGCTGCCGATGGCAGCACTCATATGGTCAGCAAAGAGATACCTAAGAAGCGTCTATCACTTCGCTATCGTATCATCGACCATTTTGAGGGAGAAAGCGAGGTCTGGCAAGCGGTAGAGCACTATCTATATACAGGTTCCAAGATTCTCATAGATCAAGCCCAAAATGACTTCTGTCGTGATGAACTTCCATTCTCCACCGTTGTCGCAGAACTGCATAACAAGTTTAAAAAGAAGTTCTATAAATTTACTTAACGATGAAAAAGGTATATTTATCTCGCAAAAGTTACGTCAAATTTGACGATGACCATTTCCTGCTTTACATTGGTGAGCAGAAAGTAGAAAACTATCATCCCGAGACTTCCGGTACTTCAGATACAAAATCTGAAGCTTCAGATTCGGGTAAAACCGCCTTCAGTTACGAAGGTGATGAAGCCGATGGTTCTACCAAGATTAAGGCAAAGTCTGCTACTTACGGTGATTTCACGGCAGGTTTGGTACGAACCAAATACAGCCAGAATCAGGTAGAGGCAATCTTGGCCAATCGAGGAGATGGAGATAAGAGCCACGAAGCAGAGTTCGATGCTTATCAGGCCTGGAGAATACAAGCCAAGCAGATAGCCCAAGAAGTTCTTGCAAGAGAACTCTAAACGTATCATAATACGAGATCGGGCTGAGGTAGCAGGTTTCTTTGATGTTTTTACATCATATGATATTCCAACGGAAAATGAAATTTCAAAAATGCTCGACGAAGGTTACGAACTTGAGATGTACATCATCGATGGGCGCATACATGTAGAGTGCTATCCGCATGATTTGTAGGAAAGTAGGATTGTAGGAGAAAAATCTCCTACAATCATTATATTAAAATACGCCTTCATACCCTATAAGATCACGATTCGCTTCTTTGCAATCCTGAGGGGTGTAGATGTTTGTAACCTTCACTGACGAGTGTCTGGCTTGATCTCTTACCGTAAGTAGATCGGTTTTTGCTTTAATCATATTAGTGATTCCCGTATCCTTCAGGCTGTAGAATTTATAGAAATCACTTAATCCCAACGTCTTTTTTACATTGTCGACCCAAAATCTAGAGAATCTTTCAGCCAGTATCGGCGTCATTCCCGGGCGGAACTTTTTCCCGAAAAGATAGAAGTCGGGCGGCGCTGAAAAAATATCCAATTCTTCCATCAATGCGATGACATGATTCGGGATAGTAACGATGGCATCATGCCCATTTTTAGTATATGCGCCATTAAGAGTTAATGTCTTCTTTTCCCTAGATATATCCTTGATTTTCAGAAAAGTCATCTCGTGAGGACGAACAAACAAGTAGTGAAGGATATAACAGGCTAAAAGAAAGTGCTTATTCTCCTTCTCTAGATATGACTTAATTTGCAATAGTACGTCATTTGGTATGACACTTCGATTCTTCGGACCCAGTTTTGTGGAGGCGTTAACGCCTTCAGTCGGATCCTTCTGGACATACCCTCTCTCTATGAGATAGCCGGAAAACGATTTCAGCCAACCAATATAGTTATTTCTCGTTCGCAAGGTATTATTTCTTTCAACGAGAACGTAATCTAAAAAATCGCACACAAACTTCTTGTTAAATTGATAGATATAAGTAATCCTCTTATCTTTCTCTACCCACTTGAGCATAAACGACAATTTGCACTCGTAATTGCATTTGGTTCCAGGCTTTATACCACCTTCTTTAGTAATTTTGGCGAGATATGTTTTATATTTATCGCACACGTCACTAAATAAAGCATACTCCTCTGGGTATGACTCTTCGATCCATGGATTCCATCCGTCAAGAAGCTTCTGGGTAAGACGCTTAACGAGTTCTTCTCCGTAAGCTCTTTGATTTCGCTTTCCTTTAATATGGTTAAGCATAATCTTCTTCAGGCGCATTGTATTAATACAAGGATCGAATGCCTTGAAGGATACGTAGCATTCCGACGCCTGATGAAAAGCAGGGGGAGTCCATCCAATTATTTGCTGGATAGCCTGTTTACTTTCGCGATGAGACAATTTTTTTTTGGTCATTTCTCTAATTTTTTAGCGAAACGCCCTAGTTGATATTATATTAATAACACACGCAGAATTGAGGCATTATATAATATATGCTTCATGTAATCCGTTATATATAAAACGGACTCATCGAAGATATATTATATTATATAGCAATTTCTTCTTCAGCTTAAAAGGAATATCGAAACAAAGAGTGATAGTAGTTTTTTAGTAAATCCAGCTAATCGACACCGACTTTGCACCGACCGACCAAACTTAAAATAGGTATTTTGGTCTGGAAACCAAATGCTTACGGCATTTTTTGCAAAAAAGTTGATGTTTT